AAAAATCTGGCGACCTACTGGGCGCGCAGAAAGTCGTACTAGGCGCGGTCGAATCACAGGTTCAGGGAACGGCGGCGGCGACCGCGACCAGCACAGCGAAAATGGGCGTGAAGTTCGGCGAACTACAGGAAACGATAGGAAACAAACTGCTACCCGTCATAGACAAACTGGTCGGGTTCTTCACGCAGTACATGGACCTACTCATTCCGCTGGGCGGCGTGATACTGGGCGTCGTCCTGGCTGTGAAGGCTTACGAACTGGCGTCGAATCTCGCCGCTGTCGCCCAGGGAATCTGGAACGGCGTACAGACAGCGTTCAATTTCATCATGGCGGCTAACCCGATAATGCTGGTCGTGTTGGCGATAGCCGCGCTGGTCGCCGGCGTCGTCATCGCCTACAACAAAGTCGGCTGGTTCCGTGATTTTGTCGACGCCGCCTGGGACACGGTCGTAAAGGCGTTCGACGGTCTGAAAGACGCCGCCGTCGCTGTGTTCAACTGGATTAAGTCGAACTGGCCGCTACTACTCGCGATACTGACAGGCCCGTTCGGAATCGCCGTCGCGTTGATTGTGAACAACTGGGACACGATCAAGGCTGGCGCTACCGAAGTGTGGAACTGGGTCAAGGAAAAATTCGACGCGCTGGCGCGTTTCTTCGGCGGGCTGGGAACCACTATCGGGTCAGCTATCACGGTCATAGTCGACTGGATTAAGAAACCCATTCAGGCGGCGACCGATGTCTACGACGCGATAAAGGAAAAATTCGACGCGGTCGTGTCGTTCCTGGGCGGGCTGGTATCGAAAATCGCTGGGCCTGTCGGCGACATCGTCGGGGCGATAGTGAAACCGATTAACGCCGTCATTCGCGCATGGAACAATCTTGAATTCAAGATTCCGTCTATCGACACACACCTACCAGGTATCGGCACAGTCGGCGGACAGACAATCGGGTTCCCGAACATTCCGACGCTACAAACGGGCGGGCGAGTCATGCGAACAGGATTCGCTGTCGTCCACGAAGGCGAACAGTTCAGCGGCGTAGGGCGGTCGTTCGGGTCGACCGTGATAAACGTGAACGTGACGACGACGGGCCTGGGCGCGGACTCGCCGCAGATACAGCGCGCCGTCGTCAACGCCCTACGCGGACACGTCGCCCGAAATGGTCCGCTAGATGTACCCGTTAGAACGGCGTCCTAATGGCCGTGTGGCGTCCTGGCATGGCCTGGCCGACGAACACGCCAGGCGGCGCAATCTCGCCGCGCTGGGGTGGCTACACGAAGCTGTTCGTTCGCACAGCGATAGGCGCGGGGAACACGTTCCACATGGGCGCGCACAACTTCGACCGCCTCAACGCTGGCAACGTTCTAGGCGGCGGCGCGGTCACGCCAGCGGGCGACCTGTGGGTAGACATCGCCTGTGACATCACAGACATACAAGTGATTACGGGCGCGACGACATCACAGGGCATTCTGTCGAAACCCGACGCGGGAACACTGACCGCGACGATTAGCGACCCTGGCGGAATCTTCGACCCGCTGAACCCTGGCGGACCATTCAGCTACGGCGGACACTCTCGCCTAGTCCCAGGAACCCCAGTCGAAGCGTTCGCCGAAGTAGTCGACGGCGACACAGGGACCGTGTCGACTCACTGGCTGTTCACAGGAACAGCCGACAGCTGGCAACAGGACTGGACGACGAAACCACACAACCGCGAAACGAAACTGGTCGCCAGCGACGCTACGAAAATGTTCGCCCGACTAGACCGCCCCGAACAGCCCGCGCAGGGCGCAGGCGACACGACGCAACAGCGGATACACCGAATAGTCGACTTCTTCGGCTGGACAGGAACAGTTATCGACCCCGCCGGCGGCGGGACCGTGACGCTACAGGCGACCACGCTCGCCCAGCCCGCCTGGGAACTGTTGAACCGAACACTGGACGACGAACTGGGTTACGTCTACTTCACAGCGAAGGGCGAACTTCGCTGGCTACCGCGTTCGACATGGTCGACCACAGTCCCGCCGTCAGTCACGCTGGGCTGTGGCGTCGGCTACGACATTCTGATAGACGCGACGCCGTCAGCTATCGACCGCCAAATGCGAAACGCTGTCTACGCGGCGCGCGTCGGCGGCGTGAGTCAGTCGGCGATATCGCAATCGTCGGTCGACAAATACGGACGCTACGACTACACGCGAACAGACCTGGGACTGAACAGCGACGCGCAGGCGTCGACATGGGCGCAAACGCTCGTCGTCCTGTACGCCTACCCACAGGTGACGCTGGACGACGTAACGATGCGACCCGACGTAGACGCGTCGCCATGGAAACCGTGGAAGTCAGTTCTAGGGCTGACGCCCGTTACCGACGTGGTTCGTGTCCACTGGTCGCCGCCCGACATACCGACAGGACATGTCGTAGACGTGAACAGTCGCGTGTTCGGCATCACCCACAGCATCACCCGCGCCGCCTGGGAAGTGAAATGGCAACTAGTCAACACTCGCCCAGCGGCGCAGGCGGGCGCAGTTTTCACGATGGGACCACATCGCCAGGACCGTCTAGATAGCAATTTCGTTCTTACAGCCGCATAGGGGAAGTCATGCCACAGAAAACATGGGTCATCGGCGAAGAAGTGTTAGCGACAGATTTCAACGCCTACGTACAAAATCAGGTCGTTCCACGGTTCGCGACGGTCGCCGCCCGCGACGCCGCCTGGCCCGCCGCGACCGCGGGCGTCGGGGCTGTCTGTACGACACAGGACACAGGGATTACCTGGGTCGCGCGGGGAACCCCTGTCGCCTGGGTTCCACAGTCGCTGTCGGTAGCTGGCGGACTTATTTCGCTGGGTTCGTACCCAGGCGGGACTGTGTTCCCAGCCGGACCAGAGGACCTGACCGTTCGTCTACTGAATAACCCTCTGATTTACGACGCGACGGGCTGTAAGTACGCGGGCCTGTACACGCTGTCGTTTGTGTTCACGATGAATACCAGCGCGACGGGATACTGGGTTACCTACGTGATATGCGCCGCGTCTGTCGCCCGTTCGCAAACATCGGTCGGACATTTGGCGTTCGCTGTGTCGGGCGGGTTCGCTTCACAACGCCTGAACGTCGGCGAAAAAATCGCCTGGCAGTCATACAACACGACAGCCGTCGGATTTACGAACGTGTCCGTCGCCCTGACCCTGGCCTACACGCCCTAACGAAAAGGACCCGCGAATGAGTTTCAACACGAACTACCAGTGTGCGAACGACCCAGCGTTTAACAACCGCGTGACCGCGTGTTGCGCCGCCGAAGGACGCCCGAACCCCGTCACAGCGGCGGACCAGATTCGCTGGCCTATCGCGTCGTCCGCGGACATCGCCGCCGCCTATGCGTCAGCGGTCGCCGCCGAAAACCCGAACCCAGGCGGCGACGAATCAGTGATAACGGACCAAATGATTTTGTCGGCTGTACAGGCTCACCCGACGCCATGACCGACACGTTCGGCGACTACGACCCCGACGACGCCTGGGACGCCAGCGACCCCGTCGCGATACTGCTAGCAGTACTCGCCCGCCGCGTCGCCTGGGTAGTCGACCACGCCGACGACAGACCCGAACGCATACGGCGAATCGTGGACGACATCGCCACACTACGAAACCGCGTCCTGAACGGCGACCTGTGATGGGCGCGCGATACCTGACCGAACTAGCCGACGTGTTACGCGCCGCAGGACTCGCCGTCGTGGAAGTAGACGGCTGGCAACACAGGGCGCGCAGTTCGGGCGGCTACGACAGCGACCGTCCCTGGGTCGTCATGTGGCACCACACAGCCAGCCAGACGACCGCCGAAAACGACGTGAACTACATCGTCAACGGGTCGCCCGACGCGCCGATAGCGAACACGTATCTAGCCCGCGACGGAGTCGTGTGGGTCTGTGCTGGCGGCGCAACGAACACGAACGGGAAGGGCGGACCCGTCGCCGTGTCGCGGGGAACTGTCCCAGTCGACAGTATGAATACCTACGCGCTGTCGTGCGAGATAGCGAACAGCGGACTGGGTGAGGCGTACCCCGCCGTTCAGATAGACGCCGCATTTCGTCTGTCGCTCGCCGTAACCGACTGGCTGGGCCTGTCGCCGGCAGACGCACTAGGACACGTTGACTGGTCGCCAGGGCGCAAGATTGACCCAGCCACAGCCGACGCCGTACAGGGACCCTGGCGACCGCGACCTATCAACAGTTCAGGGTCGTGGAACGTAGACGACCTACACGCCGAACTAGTACGCCGCAACACAACACAGCCGCCACCCACGAAGGACGATGACGCCATGTATCTAGCAACACTCAGCGACGGGACCGTAGTTGTCTGCGGGTCCGCAGTACGTCCCGTATCAGGCGACGAAATCGCGCCAGGCGGACCATTCGCGAATCTTCCGCGCTACCCGCCAGACCCCGCGTCCTACTGGCATGTGTGGCTACGCGCAGGCGCGGACGAATACAGCGACAGGGTCATGTCGTGACATCGT